TTTAAACCAGTTCCTTTCGAAATACCAATTCCCGCAAAACATACCCGTTCGATTCGTAATACTCGCGACACCCTGTCCGGTTGATGGTGAGAATGTGCCCAGCCAAAATCGCTGTCGCCTGCCGGTACCGCGCAATGTATTCAACCCGGTCGCACATTTGCGCACCGAGCCCTTGCCGACGAAACTCAGGCCGGACGTAACGAAAAATGTAAGTGACCTTGGGCGTGCCATTGAATAGGCACGGGGAGAATGTTACCCCGAGCACCCCCGCCAGAGTGTTTAAACGCTCTGCCGTCAGAATCATGCCGTGACCGGTATCAATCAGCGGACCCCAAAAGTCTTCGAATTCACCAACGGCGAAGGACCCCGGGTATTTCGCTTCCGCAAAAAAGGTCTGACACGTCGCCCGGATACCGGGCAACGCGGCGGAGTCTATGGCGCGAATCGAAAAATCCATCAGAAAACAAGTGTCTGTCGTGGTCAAGCGTCAATCCTTAACCAGCGCCCAGAGATAAAGGGTCGGCTGTCGGTTTTCGTGAGCCACGGCGGCAGCGGTGTAGGCTGCCGCGCTGGCAAGGCTCAACTGGCGGGAAGAGACAAACATGGTGCCCGCGCCCGTCGATGGCAAGGTCCCAGTCTTCGTGCCGTTCACGCTGCCTTCGCCGCGAATCTCTGCATGATTCGGCGGGATGATGGCGGGGGCGGTAAGAGTCTCCCCGTCGTCGACCCGGTAGAAATATGCGTTATTGTTTGAATTGAGCGCCGTCAGCGCACCAACCAAGTGTGTATGCTGCTCGATTTGTGTCGAGGTTAAGACATGCGTTTCCGTGCCCGCGACGGCTTGCGCCGCTTGCTGGGTCATGCCGGAATCGACAATGAAAGACGATTCTGGCGAACCTCCGGGGTCTTTCGACGCGATGCCGAGCACGCGCCCGCGCCACGATTGAGTATCATTGGCCAAGTAGCTCCAGCCCGGATTATTCGTCAGCGCCGTAGTGAGCACCTCGGTCGTGACAAACTTCACGTCTCCCGGATTTCCAGAAACCGTGCGCCACGCACCGCGCTCCCAGTGAATCAGGGCGCTGATGTCGGTATCAAAAAATTGTTCGAGGTCGACAGGGTCTGCCGGACGGTCCGCCGTCGGACCTGAGGCCGGAATGTTGCCGCCCGGACGCCATTCCGAACCGGTCCAAAAATACCATCCAAGCGCGCGGTCGGTCAGAATACGCAGCCAAATCAGGGCTTCGTCCGCCGCCGGTGCGCCGGGCTCGGCAACCGAGATGGTGAAGAAGGACGGAAGCGAATCGGAGATGTCAAGTGGAACGTAACGCGCCTCCGTCTCCGAGAACACATACCATTTTGTGCCGTCCTTCAACCACGGGCCGAGATTCGACGACGGTTCCACGTCGCCCACGACAAAGAAGTTTGTTCCGACCGGCGACTTGATTTCGAGACGCTCAACGAGCGCTTGGAAAAACTCCTGCGGGTTGCCTTCGAAATCCGCCGGAAGCGGCGAGGCAACCAAGACTAAGCTCGTTCGGAACAGGTCACTCATACAGTAATTGATTCAATGGGTGAAGGATGCGTTTCGCCGAAGTCCGGCTCGATGCCCGTCACCTTGTAATAATAGGTGCCCGGAACGACGATGGTGTCCACAAAGAAAAACTCAATGACGCCAGCGGCTTGCGGGAAATAGGGTCCCTCCTCCGCCGTCGCCCGGTAGACGATATACGCATATGCCGTTTCGACTGCCGCCCAGTCCAGCCGCACTTGCAGCGCCGCCGGGGAAGACAGTTCCAACGTCGCAGGGCCAGCAAGCTGTAACGTCGGCAGAATATCCAGCGTCGAGATTTCGCTGGACCCCGAGCCCGAGACCTCCACCTCGTTCTGACAGATGCCCGGCGAGATGTAGTCGATGCGGAGCGCGCGACGGGTTACGCCGCGAAGTGCGTCGAATTCGTTCATGCGTTGGCTGCCTCCCCAAGCGAAACAATCTGAGGCAAGTGATGCTCCAGTTCATGTGACGCCAATCGGCGCGCAATGCACGTCGCGATTTTGTCTGCGTCCTGCTGGGAAATTACGCTCTTCGCCGTGCCGATTCCGATTTCAGTCAAACCGCCTTGCTCCATTGTCTCCGTCCGGTTGGACGTGAACACCGGAATGTTCGCCATCAACTCTTCAAGACAGTCCCGAAAATTGTGTGCCTCCGCCGCCGCGCCGTCAAAGCGAACAAAGTTTTCCTCCGTCTCGTCCCGCTCGCACCCGCCTGAGTCGTCCTCGTTTTTCGGTGGCTCAACGTAAGTAATCCCCCCGCGCACCGCGCCGGGTCCGGAGCCGACAATCAAAAGCTGAAAGGCTTCGTCCTTGAATTCAGACCAGCGAGATTCCACCTCGCACGACGACAAATTCTCGGTCTCGGTCAGCGCCTTTCCGTCCTGCGTTCGCAGCGAGCGCGATTGTTTCTTGAAACTGAAAATTTTGTCCGCCATCGTCAGCACCTGTTCGGGCCGAAACGGGCCGCGCGATGCCTGAATGCGCTTGGTCAGAATCCGTTTGTATTTTCCACGGTGACTCCCCGCCCAGAAAACCGCTACGTCAACCAGACCCTCAAGCTCAGACAGAAAAACGTCCGCGTAGCGAAAATCCTTCATCTTCCCGGGCGTGTTTCCGTTAAACGCGCGTGTTTCAACCCACCACGTAATCGGGCAGTCGTCGTCCAGCCGGTCCGGCGTGAACGCCTCCCACAACCGATTGATGCCGTCGTAATCCGTCGAGACATAGAAACTGCGGTTGCGCCCGTTAATGGTGCCGGACGCCCATTCGACGGGGCGGGTGCCAGTCCAAAACGAATTCCATACGGGCGGCTCTTTGTCTTCCAGCTTCAACGGCGTGTTGTCGAGCACCCACGTATGCTTGTTGAGCTTTTCCGCAAACGGCACGCTTACGAGCAAATAATTTTCGAACGTTGAACACGCAACGCCGCTGAGGTCTTCTGAGAGGCGGGCCTTGCTGTCCGCCATTGGGTCGTCTTTGTAGGGGAGCGACGAGGTCACGTTTGTTTGCGCCGCTGAGTCGACGGAAGTCAGCCCGTGTTGGCTGAACCACCACAACAGACCATAATGAGCCACGACAGAGCGTTGCGAAACGCATCCCACTTGGAACACGTCCTGTTGAAAGTTCGGGGTGACGGGCCACTGCGAGCGGGCGCGGATGCCCGCCTGAATGATGCTGGTCGTCTGGCTCGTGAAAACAAAAAGCTGGCCGGTCGCCACCGCCGGGTTTTTCACGAGCGCCGTAATCGGGTTCGGGAAAACGAAGGCCCCCGCGCCAGTGACGTAAAGAGTTTCGGTGAACGACAAAGGGTTTCCAATGTCGGAGGCGAAGAGCCGCGCGCCGCGCGCCACCCACAGCCGGTCGCTAACCCATTCCATTGGTCCACCCACGGGGATGAAGCCCACGCCGCGCTGCGCCGTCGCCGTAGTGCCGTCGAAGACGACGGAAGCCGAGAGCCCGCCGTCTTGCATCACGAGCAGGTTCCGGGGATTCTCCAAAAACGTAATCGAGCCGTCCTCATTCTGAATGACGGATTGCTCCACTTGCTTGAAATAAATCTGCCGGGCCGTCGGCGAGAAGACAACGCCTTCAAGCTGTCGCCGATTGTTGTAAGGAAACTCGCTGATATAGATGGAGCCGCTCACGGCGGTAAAAATCAGCGGAAGCCCAACCTTCGGACGAAAAATCGTCATGCCCTGAAGAAAACCGTCCGGCAGCGCCGTCAAGCAACGGTAGCCGGGCCGACACTGGACGATGCCGCCGCGATTCACCACATTCATTCCGCGCGAGTAAAACCCGGGCGGAAGCTGAATAGGGTCAATCGATGACTGAACCCCACGCAGAAACGTGAATTCCAGTTCCTGTAATTTTCCGAGTGCCATCAGTCAATTTCCTCGTGCGAGGCAATGTCATTGTGCGTCGAGACCTGAATCGGGGTCGTGACCGGGCTCGTCAGAACATTCTCGCGCTCCGTAAGAAGCCGGGTGGCCTGCGCTTCAAACTGCATCGCATTGCCCAAATCGTATTCGCGGTATTTCTTCAACGCGTGCATCGCGAGAATCAGCGCGGGCCGGGAGTGCAGAAGAATCCGGTCGTTCAACGAATAGATTCGCGCACTGCGTTTCCGATACATAAGCCGAACCCACTCGCACGCGCGGTGGACTTTCAAACGGCGATATGACGGCTTGGTTTCGTCGGGCTCGAAAACGCCCAGCAGGGTGCCCGTGCTCGTCGAATTGTCGAAGGACGACAACCGAACGTTCGCCACCGTGCGGTCTTTTACGATGCCCGTGATGCGGGAAATCGTCGGGGCGTTCGAAGCAGGGAGCGCGTAACCAAAAATCGTTGGCACCCGGTATCCGTCCTCCCAAACGCCGTTAATCTCCGTGCGAAGTGGCCGGTTCTGTTCATCATAACCGAAGACACGAATCATCTTTCCGTTGTCGTCGCTGCGGTCGAGGAACGCCACCAACTTCGAAGGACACTTCAAATCCCGGTAAGTCGGATACGTGCCCGTATTCGACCATGAAAAATTGCAACTGGTCTTGAAGTCGCCCGGTCCGTTGAGATGAAACGAAAAAACCTCGTCGTGCCCAAGCGCCGGGTGTCCGCCGATATTCACCGCCAGCACCGTCTCGACTTCGCGCGGCAGTGTGATGCACTCGCCGTCGACGCACAAGTCAACGAAACCAACCAGCGGGTCAATCTCGCCCTTGTTGGCGAGAAGCTCCACGGCATCCGTAATCCACCGAAAAAGTTTCGGCTCGTTACAGTGGCCGAAAATCTCCTCAGCCTCTTCGATGATTTCGTCGACAATAATCATTTCAGTATGAATCGGACTCTTCGTCCTCGGCCTCTTCCTTCAACTTGTCGAGCGCCTTTCCGCCGTCCTCGTCGTCATCTTTGACCTTCAGCGATTTCTTGCTGCCGTTCACTGAGTCGATGGACTTGATTTCGAGCGTCACGTCTTGGCGCTGCGTGCCGTCGTCTCGCTTCGTATTCGTCTCGGACCGCTTCACGAACTTCACCGTCATGGTGCCGGATTTTGGCAGTTCGTAATCATCGTCCCACTCAAGGTAAAGAGTCGGATAATTTTTCTCGCCCTTAGACGGCGGCGCGACTTCCGGGGAGCCCATGCTCCGACCAAGGTCGATTGGGAATTTTGGCATAAGGTTAGGATTGGACAAGGATACTGTAACGGTTTTTCACGTAGGACACATAAAGCTCTTTGAACGTCGCGGCTGCGACTTCCTTCAAACCAAATGCGTTCCGCAACGCCGTGCTGGTTGCCGGGACGGTTGTGTTGATTGTCGCCACGAGGGCGTTGTTGATGTAAAACAAAACGCTAGTGGAACCGCTGTCCCACTCGATTTTAAAAAATTGAGTAGTCGTGCTGCTCACCGCAACAAGTGTGTCAACCACAGTCTGACTGACTCCGTTTCCTGTCACGGCTTTCCAGTTCGCGCCGTCAATTGCAACGTCGTGTCGGAACGCCGCGTAACTTTCCGCCGGGTTCGCCGAAGCGAGAAGTGCTGAGACGGTGCCCGCCGTGAAGCCCAGCCAATACCGAACATTTGTCAGCGTGCCCGCACGCATTGCAAAAACCAATTGAACCCGATAATCCGAGAACAAATGGTTCTGCAAACCCGTAATGGTGACTTCATTCGTTCCGCCACCGCCCGAGCGATACAAAATACCGGGCATCTGGGTTGCGCTCGGCGTCACGCCGACGATGGAGGGTGCTGAGACCGTCCATTGGTCGCCAATGACAGAGCTAACTACCGGAAACCACATGGACTCCGCCGTATCGAACCAGTCTGACGATTCGCCTTCGGGACCCTGCGGACCTGTTGCACCCGTGGCACCAGTCGCACCAGTTGCACCAGTTGCGCCAGTCGCACCGTTGGCCCCGTTTGCCCCTGCCGGGCCTGCTGGACCTGCGGGACCCGCCGGACCCACGGAACCGTCACCGGACGGACCCTGCGGGCCAACCGGACCTTGCGCGCCGATTCGGTCGGGGGCGATTTTCTTGGTTTTAAACGTGCCGTCCCCTTGGTCGACCGCCATGAACAAGAATCCTTGGGGATTCGACCCCAACTCTTCCGGATATTCTGAAACCTTCGCCATATTATTTCAAATCGTCAAAAATGAATCCCGCCGTTTGCTCGTCGAGAATTGCAAACCCGTCCTCGTCCTGCAAAACCTCCTGCGCTGAATTATCCCGAACTTCAAACGGCAACGTCCGATGAATCCGGTGAAGTGATTTCAATCCGGGCTTGCAAACACAGTCTCCGGAAAAATCTCCGGTTGCGTCCTTGATGGTCGGGCGCGGGTCCATTATGCGAGTCGCACCCACAGCATACGGGACTGAGAGAAAAAGATTGTCTGCGTCGCCGCCGCCGAGTTCGAGCGCGCGTAGAGTTGAATCGTGTGATTCGCAATCGTAGTCGTGAGAATCGTGGAAAGAATGAACGTCTGCGAAAGTGGGCTCTCGATGACCCGGACTGTCGTCTCCGAATTTGCCACGTCCGCCGCCAAGTCCGCATTGAACAGTTTGAAGTCCCACGGACGATTTGCGCCGCTGGAATCGTTAAGCCCCAGAATACTGACGATGAAAAGGTAAGTGCCCGGCGTTGCGATGACCGCTTCCAAGTCCGTAGTGCCAAAGTCCACCTTGGCATACGACGCGGTCATCGAATAATCCGTCGTTCCGCCGGTAATGACAGCGTTCGAATTTGTTGCGGTTGCGCCTGCGGGACCCGTCGCGCCCGTCGCACCGACTGCGCCCGTCGCGCCCGTGACACCTTGCAAACCCTGCGAGCCTTGCGGACCTGTCGCCCCTTGCGGACCTGTAATCGTCAGCCCTCGCGGTCCGGTCGGCAGAATCAGCCGTCCCGCCGGGATAACCGCGAGCGGGGCCGGGACCGCCTCGACCAACGAAGCAAAGACCGTCTCGCCTTGAAAAACGTCGGTGACAGTAAGCCAGCCGCAGCCCGGAACGAAAATCATCAGCCCGACGCTAATCGTCGGGGACGGGATGATATTGAATTGGACTGTCGGGTTGTCGAGGGTCGGCATGTCGAATGCCGTGGTCGAAATGGTGTAGGCGTTCTTGCCGTCCGCCCCTGCTTCTCCAGTATCCCCCTTTGGACCTGTAAGCCCGACGATTCCTTCGCTGAAGAGGCGCAGGAAATAGCAGGCAAGCCCTTCCGTGTCGCCACGCGGGTTATTCGGAAGACCAATGTCAAGGTCACACGGGAGCACCCACGTAATCTGCCCGTTCACCTCCGTCTTCGTAATCGTTCCGAAAAACTGACGGACAAAATTCTCCAGTGCGGAGGGCAGCGTCTCGCAGTCCGCGCTATTCGTCGGGCACGCCTGACACGGATTGCAACAACCCGTGTTATTGTTGTTGCAGTCCTGACAAGACCCGTTATTACAATTGCTGCACGACATAAATCACTGTTTCCGGTCGTCGATTCCGTCCCGGTTTGCATCAACAAAGCCCTGAAGCTTACCATGCCGATGGCTGAACCAGTAAAGCACCGCTGCGCCGATTGCGACGCCGAGAATCACAATCTCGTTTCCCACAATAAGAGTCGGCAAAACAATCATTGCCAACCCAGATAACGAGATAACTGCGCTGGTCGTCACGCTTCCGCCGACAATCAGCTTCAACGCCGGATGGACAAAACTAGCTGCGCCGAATAGAAAAACGAGGATACCCACCCACATGACCGGACGAAGGCTCGAAAGCTTCGCGCCGATTTCGCGGGCTACGTCTTTTTGCGCCGCGCCAATTTTAGTGTTCACCTCTTCAGTCACTTTGCCGTTCTCCTGTGTCCGCTTGTAGACCTGCGTAGTCTCCTGCTTCGGATTCTGCGGTTGCTGGACCGTGCCTGCGACCCCCGATTGCGAGATGAAGCTTGCTTTGCCGGGCCGCAACGGCATCACGCCACAGCCCACAAAAAAGGACAACAAACCGGCGAGTAAAAAGAGTTTCATGACGGGAAGGGGTATTGCTTGCCTGCGCCGCTGTTCCACAGAGCAAGTTTTTCATCGCTGGTCAAGACGCGATTCCAGATGCCAACTTCATCAACGACCATATTCGAGGTGCCCTGAAGGACTCCCTGCTCTCCAACTCGAAACTGAACTGAGGGGTTTCCGGGAGTGAAGGTATTGGAAACATCCGCCCCATTGTTCACCCGAATAGTGCAAGTGGTCCCGTTGATGGTCACAATCACGAGGTAGAACAGGCCACGAATCGTCGCCGTCGTATGGTTGATGTCCATTTGTCCTCCAACTCCATTTGCGAGTCGAAGCCCGAATCGGTCTGAACTTTGATGATGTATCAGCCAGCCATTGCCAAACCCAGAACTGGTATAATGCCCCACTGCCGGTTGAGAAAGGCCAACACTGCCGAGCGTCAGAATCCACGCTGCCGCCGTAAATGGCGAGGCCCCCGAAAAATCGCTGCTCGTGATTCCGAGATGGCTGGTTCCGCCCGTGACAATCGCCCCGCCATTGATGCGCCCCGACCCCATGTTCACCGTCCCCGCCGGGACCAGAGTATGCCCATTCCCGGACGAGTCGAGCCGGTTTCCGCTGGTTTCGTCCATCTTCCAGTAGGCAACAAGATTCGTCAACGCCGGAACCGACGGGCCGGGCGTCGGCGTGCCCCCGCCGTCGAGGTCAATGTCGTCCGACAACGTGTTATAAATGTCGAGCAACATTTTTTCCAGCTTGTCGTATGGAGTGTTCGACAGGCCGCGCGTCGCCGCGCATTTCTTTACCAGCACTTGCAGCGAATCATACGGCTGTGGCGTAATGCCAAACAATTTCTGACAGTTCAGCCCAAGCAAAATCAGCGTGGGGTCATAGGGAGTCGACATAAATTATTTCTTGCGGTTCTTAGAACCTCGGATTTTCTTCCACTTCTGATACAGATAAAGGACGGTGAAATACGTAATCCCCACCTGACCGAGAAGAATGAGAAATTTCAAAATGGGTTGGATGTTTTCCAAAAACAAATTCACGGACGGAGTCGCGAATCCGAAAAGCGCGACGGCCTTTACCTTCCAAGTTTCTGCGTCAAAAAAAGTCATATCAACTGGTGCGGATTGCCGTAATCGAAGCTTCATCAATGGAGATGGTCCCCGCCGACGGCAAGACGCTAATATCTGCGAAAATCTGAATGGTGTCGGTGCCGACGGCGGTCGTATAAAACACTTCAGGAAGTTCAATCACCGCCAGCGTATTCGTAATCGTAGTCGTGATTGGAACCGTCCACGTGGTCGAAGAGCCCGCCACGTCGGCAGGAGTATTATTCGTCCGACGCAATTTAACCGTCAAAGTTCGGTTGGCAGCAAAGGTCGCTCCGTTCAAATTCACCTTCACCCGCCCTCGAAGGCGATACGTGCCTGAGGCGTTCACGGTAATGACGGGGTCTTGGGTGCCAAAGTCGACAGAGGCATTCGTCGCCGTCAGAGTATATGCAGTGCCTGAGGCGTAAACCGAAATGGGATTTAATTGCGCCACCCCGCGCAAAAAATAATCCCCCGTAACGAGGTTATGCGAGGTCGACGAGAGCACCAGCAAATCGAGCATCGCCGCCGACCCTATTGCGCACGCCCGGAAATCGTATTGTGTCCCCACTGCGCCCGGCGCGAAATTCTCCCGCGCCCGGGTGAGAATCTGAGCGCCAAGTCCAAACGCCGCGCCTGTCCACCCATGATAATTATCCTGCGAAATCTGTTCCCCCAAGAGGACGACAGAAGCTGCGTTCCCGACCGTCCCCCGCTTAAAATGATTCCACGACGCCCCGGAAGCGTCCGCCTGCTGCCGAATGATGTCCGTTGTCCCCGAGAAATTCACTCCAAAAACCTGCGTGACTCCGTCAGACTGAAAAATCTGAAACGCCTGCGTCGTCTGACCCGGCGAGGTCGTCAGCTTGATTTGTGGTGCGTCAGCGCTCGTCGCGATGTTCAACGCCCCCGACATGAGGTCGCCGATTTTCAGCACGTAACGTGCATCCGCAGCCGCCTGCGTGATGCCATTCGCGCCCGCGTTCACGCCCTGCGCGATTTTAAAAAGCAGGACGTTATCGGAATCTCCGAGCTTGGGTGACGCGTCAGAATACATGATTTACTCGCCGTTCAGAAGCTTGGCAATTTTATACAGCAGCCGATTGTCGCTGTCGCCATGCTTCGGCGGAAAATTTCCAGAGCCGTTCGAGTTCAGTTTCTGGCAGATTTTGAACAGCAGGACGTTGTCCGAATCAAGCAGCTTTGGTGCAGTGTCAGCAAACATATCAGGGGTCAGGAGCGCCGCAATTTTTGCGAGCAGAGTGTTATCCGAGTCGAGCAATTTTGGTGCGGGGTCAGCGAACATCTCAAAAAAGAGATTGGGATTCTTCGACTCTCGTCAATTGAAAAACCCGGCAGACTGGGGAAGTCTGCCGGGTTCCGTGCTACCAACAGCGGCGGCTTAGCAGACGCCGACAGAAGTGAACGTATCCGAGCCGGTGTAACCGGACGCGCTGGTCACGTCGCAGGCCGGAAGACCGAGGTCAGCGGTGCAACGCTTATACAGAATCGGAACGATGAATTGCGGACGCTCCGGCTGATACGCACGAGTAATCTGATACTTGTGCCATCCGAAGTCGCCGAACTGGTTACAGTCATTGTCCATGATGTAGTGCCAGTCGAGTTCGCCCATGTGAAGCTGGGGCGCGAATTTGAAGCTGCCTTCGCCGACGTAGCGCTCCGGCACGAGTCGTTTGAACGACTTCGAAGCGAGGAGGAACCCGACTTCGTAGGAAGCCGTGAGCCACGCGGGGTTGACCTTCGCATACGCCGTGTTCTTCGACACGTTCGTAACAATGGTGAAGGGGTCGACAAGGTTCAGCAAGCCACCGGCGGTGAAGCCGGTCGCCCGCAGAGGGCGCTGGTCGATACCGAACGCGATGCCGCGATAGGCACCGGCAGTCTCGAACGAGTAACCACGAAGGGCTTTGTTGCCGAATTCGTAGCTGCCGTTGACGAACGACAGGAGAACGTCCTTGACGCCAGCTTCGTTGCGGAAAAGCTCCACGATGTCGGACGAACCGATGAATCGGAAGTGGGCCTGACCTTCGCCGTTCGCGTCGAACATGTCCGCCAGAAGGACTTCCTTCATGTAGCGGGCGATGTAATGGAGCGCCTTGAACGACATTGGGCCGGTCGGGAGAATCGGCGCGAACTTCACGCCCACGTCGGTTTCGTTGCCGCCCGTGAACAGGGAGTCGAAGTCGTAGCCAGCGACGGCAGTGAACTTCGAAGCGGAACGCAGATACAACTGGGCGCGAATGTCCGCGTTGATGTATTGCGTTACCAGCTTCTTGAGAGAATCTTCGGCTGCCAGATAGGCAGTCTTATACGACGCGTAGCCTTTCTTGACGCAGACGCGAGGACCCTTGCCGCGCTTGCTTTCCAGCCGGGCGGTGAAGTCGATTGCATCCGTCAAGTCCTGAAGACCTGCGGTGCCGCAAAGTTCGGTGTCGCAAACGAAGGTCGGGACTGCCAGCGAATCGCCGGGCGCGGCCTGCATTTGAACGGAACTGCGGATTTCATCGGAGACGCCGGACGGAAACGTTCCGCCCTCAATGACGTTGATGAAGGGTGAGTTGATGGCGAGCGCCTTGGCGACTACACCAACCAAACGAGAAGTGTCCTTGCGTGAGATGTCACTCAGCGTGGACGGGGCTACACAGTCAGCCATATTTTTCGGTGCGGAATTTCCGCGATTTTAACTGGCAAAGCTTGCCAGTGAGTTAAGTTAAAACGTCCCACTTGTGGGTCGTTACCCGTCACTCTCGCAGCGCATCCGAGAGAACATAGCGCCGTTCAGCAGGACCAAGGCTGATATTTAGGTCCAAAGAAGGAGACGAAACGCATTGACGCGCGTCAACCCAAAAATCGACGGCGAACGTGATTCAGGAGCGATTCGTCCTTGCAACCATGAAAGAACGCCACCCCTTCGCGCCCTAACTGTTTAAACGTTTCCTCCGTCATCGTAGGGTAGTTCCACCAGCTTCGGAAAAGCTTACTGTCCGCCCACCCCCATTTTTTGAATTGCGGGGCGAGGACGTAGTCCCACCCGGCGTGAGGCGTGCAGCCGCCGACTTCACGTGACACCCATTTCA